GGTGAATAATGGCTAATAAACCAGTAACTCCGGACGAAATAAAAGCATATGTAGCGCAACAACAAAGAAATCCTTCCAAGATTTCATTTCGAGACGACCCGCCATACCAGCGAGGAATGAGCAGTACCCCAACCCCCCGCAAGGTAGTTAGGCGGGCCAGAGAAATTAATCGATAGGAGTACATTATGTACAAAAAGCACAAGCGCGGTCGTAAGACACGCCGTTAATTCCCCGCAAGGGATGAGGTATGGCTGACTTCCTCTTCTAAGTTGGCCGCTGCTTATTGGAGAAAACCATGGCACGCATGAAACGTAAAGGCCGTAAAGGTCGTAAGTAATTAGTCCCTTGTGGATTAAGCCCAAGGGGGAGGGGACATACTCCCCCACTTGACATTTGCTGATAGTCTGGTCTAATCGCGTCTAGTTAGACGATAGAGGTTATTTATGAGCGTACCACCCGATAAGTTAATGGAAATGATTGGCAAGCAACAAGGGAACCCTTCCGAGAACCCTGCTGCTGATAACACCGCGATGTCTGATTCGACAACGGCTCCTATGTCTGCGCCGATGTCTACGCCAGAACCTAAGATGGGAAATCGTGAAGGTGCGCTAGTCAATATTTCAATGGCAATGGATTTGATTGAACAAGCCTTGCCAAGTCTAGGTAGTGAATCACCAGAGGGTCAAAAAGCATTGAACGCTATTCGTGCGTTGAGCGGTTTGATTGGTCCTCGCAAGCAAAAGACAGGTGAACTACAGCAATCTGAAATTATTCAAATGTTGCAAAACTTACCTCAAGCTGGCGGTGCAACGCCTGAAGGTAAAGCAATGTCACAAGCACCAATGATTCCCGGTATGTCACCTAGCGGTATGCCTCCTCCTCCAATGCCTAGTGGCGGCGGTGCTGGTGGTCCTCCTCCTAGCGCACCTCCCGGCGGTATGCCTCAACCACCTATGTAAAGGAAATATTATGGACCTGTTTAAACCAAGAGGTGCTAATAGCCCTCGTCGCCCTACAGACAACAACCAGCAAAACGGTGTTGTTACTAACCCACCACGTTTTGAGCAGTTTGGCGGTTTGTCTGGCGGCAATGCAATTGGCACCAAGAACAAAATGGGCGTTCAAAAGCCCGGCGATGGAAAAAAAGTAATCTAATTTTATTAGGGGATAAGAATGAGTCTCGAAGATATGTCTTTTGAGCAGCGCGACCAAATGGCGTTGTTGATGGAAGAACTTTCACACAATCCAAGTACAAGAAAAGATATTTTGCGTTTGACGAAGCAAATCAAACCAGACCTTCTTATTCCTGAGTTGGAAATTGAAAATACAACCAAATCGTATGTCGATAAGCTAGAGCAGCAGCTTATGGCGCGTGATGCAAAAGACAGAGAACAAGACGCTTTGCGTGACCTTGAGTCTCGTCGTAATAAGTTGATGAAAAAAGGGTTAGTAGACCGTGAAGAAGATATTCACGAAGTGGAGAAAATTATGCTTGAAAAGGGCATAACTAACCATGAGTCAGCAGCAGAGTATTGGAACTGGATGAAACAATCCGCTACTCCAACGCCGACAGGATACAACCCTTCAGCGGTTAGCAAGTTCGACTTAGGTAAATACTATAAGAACCCGCAAGCCGCAGCAAGAGATGAAGCATCAAAAGCACTCCAAGAGTTACGTCAAAACAGACGTCCTATTGGATTTTAATTAATTAGGGGATAAAGTTTTTAGGAGATAACCATGCCTATTGGTGGCGGTATCGTTCCAGCGACGGGTAGTACGCAATTTACCGAGTTGACATACGTCACACGGCGTGCGTTTATTCCGAAGCTAGTTGTTCAATTATATAACTCAACACCGTTAATGGCGGCTCTGATTGCTAACTCGCAACAGGCTTCCGGTGGTGTTTCTTCAATAACCGTTCCCGTTCAAGGCGCACAGTTTGTGAACGCACAATGGTCTGACTACTCTGGTTCATTTAACCAGCCAGCAGTTCAGCAAGGTGCTTTCAACGCTGAGTTCGACCTGAAGCTGATGATTGCTCCAGTACCGTTCCTCGGTATGGAAGGTGCAGTTCAGCAAGACGCTGCAATCATTCCTTTGATTGAAGCTCGTATGAACGATGCAACAAACGTGATGATGGATGCAATGGCAACAGCCTTGTATAACAACAGCACGAACACGCAACAGTTCACAGGTTTGCCAGCAGCAGTTTCTGCTTCCGGCACCTACGGTAACATCAGCCGTTCTGCTTACACTTGGTGGCAGTCAAAAGCCTACACAGCAGGTAACGTGAACCCAACCCGTCAAAACATTCTTCAGTACATCTCTGGTACCGTTAAAAACGGTGCTGAAGTGCCTACGTTTGGTGTTTGCGGCTTTGGTACATGGACTCTGTTGGCACAAGACTTTGTCGGTCAAGAGCAATACGTTATCACTCCCGGTCACGGTTTTGATGGCGACGCTAATGGTCCTCAAGCTGGTTTCCGTGCTTTGATGGTTGCCGGTGTTCCTATTTATCCTGACCCATACTGTCCAGAAGGTACGGTTTACTTCCTGAACACTAACTATCTCTCGCTCTACATCCATGAGCAAGGCTCGTTCGTGTTTACAGGTTTTGAATCGACCCTGCCTAACTGGCAGATTGGTTATGTTGGTGCTGTCTTGATGATTGCTGAGTTGGTTTCAACTAAGCCTAAGTCAATGTCAGTTGTGTCGGGTTACAACTCTCTAAGCATCTAAGGAGCTAACCATGTCATTAAGTACCAATAAAATCATTCTTGCTGGCGCACAGACCAACACCGCTGGCGCATATTTTTTAACTACTACTTTGTCTGCTGTTAATACAGGCAATGGTACGGTTATTCCTGCTGGTGTTTATCTGATGTTTCCACAAGTAAATGTTAGCGTTATTGCTTCTACAAGTAATACTGCCAACTCTACTTTGATTGCAGCCAATACTGGTGGCGTTATCATTTCTGATGGTGTCAACGTATTTGCTAAGTCAAGTTTTGCAAGTGGCGACACAGTAACTCTGTTGGCTACCAACGGTGGTCAAAACGTAAGCAGTACCTACGTATCGTAAGGGGGCATCATGTCTAATTCTGATGCCGTATCGCAGCTATACCTTGACAGTTTTAGTTTTGGTCGTCTTGGTGTTCTTCGCGGTACAACGCTAAACACCGCTGGTAACGCAGTTATCACCATTCCAATTTTGGGTGGTGGCTTAACTAACGGCGGTGGTGTAGCTAACTCTGGTGGCATTATTGTTCGTAGAGTTACGATTCAAAATGGTTCCGGTAACGTGTCTAATGCAAACGTGAGCATTTCTACAACAGCAGACGGAGCAAATTTAATTACGGCTAATACCGTATTAACTGCCATGTCTACTGTTGGTCGTTATGTTGATATTAATGCAGCGTCACCATTCACCAGCAATGTTGTAGCCGGTAACGTAACTCAATGCTTGTATGTGAATATTAATGCTATCGCTAACAATGCGAATACCGTTGATATTTGTGTATATGGCGATGTTGTGAGCTTCTAATTATGCAAACCGTCTATGTGACAAACAAATGGGAAAAACCCATAACTTTTAACTACAATTTTGTGCCATACACATTCCCTGTTGGTGAAAGTGTAGAAGCTCCGTTAGAGGCTGTTTGTCACATATTCGGGCATAATGACCCTGATAAAGAACCGTATATGGCGCGGTTGGCTATGATTCATACGAAAGCAGATATTCCTAAGGGTTTAAAAATTCTTGAGAAAATTCTGATTACGGACCAGCCGCCAAAGAAAGGCCACTCGTTATCCCCGGTGGTTGAAAGAGTACCCCTGCCGCCTAGTGCGGTTGGGGGAAAAGTCAATGATGAAGTCTAATGTGGAACATAAATGGCGCAAACGCTAGACAGTTACATTACTTCAGTACGATACCTGCTTCACGATGCAAACGCTAATTTCTACACCAATAATCAATTAACTGATTACGTCAATGGTGCAAGAGCGCGTGTTGCACGCGACACAGGATGTCTCCGCACGGTTCAAACACTTCAAATACCCGCTGCTCCTGTTGCTCAAGATAGTTTTTACGTAACGCCTATTCTTTGGCAAACCGGACTTACGGTTAATTACGGTGATTACGTATTTTCAAATATTTTTGTTTATCAAGTAGTAACTGGTGGAGTATTAGGAACTGCGCCTGATTATCCTAATGCAACTAATGTTTATCCACCTTCAGGAAATATAGTTACTGACACGGCTGTAGAACTTTATTACGCTGGACCTTCTGAAGTAATTAATTATTTAACTTTGCCGTCTGGTGTATTAACTCTGGACGTAGTTAATATCAATCTTTATTGGGGAAATTCAAGAATACCTTTGCGGTACATGGCTTGGACTGACTTTAACGCACAACTGCGTTACTGGCAAAACCGCATAGGAACACCGGTTGCTTACAGCATTTATGGGCAATCTCAAATATACATTGGACCCGTTCCGGACATATCTTACACGGTTGATTTAGATACGGTTTTGTTGCCAACAGATTTAGTGGACCTTACCGACGTAGATACAATTAATGACCCGTATTCTGGTCCCGTTAAGTTTTATGCTGCTTACCTCGCTAAATATTACGAACAATCGTTTGGTGAAGCTGAAATTTATTTAAATCAGTACAAACAACAGATTCAAGCGGTTCAGGCGTCCGTCTACACTAGAAGGTTGCCAGACCCATACTCTAGAGCGTACTAAGCTATGGCAGCGGCAGAACAAAAAAAATCATACGAAGTATTTAAAAACTTTCGTGGCGTAAACACGAAAGCTAA